CGATACGTATACCGAATAAAGTTTGATTTATGAGAAAGTCCTTCAGCAATCTTAAGAAAACACTGAGCAATATAGTTTGGAACTATAGGGAGAGCTTCTTCGTTTTGCTTAGCTTCACGTACAATTGTAACGTAGTCTACAACCGCTTGTGAGAATTGTGCATTATTTACGTAATGTGGTCTATCTTTAGGTTTCATAATATATCCTCAATATAATATATTCTATCACATTTGGGCACGGATGTACACTAAAAAAATAATTAATTTTAGCTAAATTAACTGTGTACAAACCATATAAACTGGTGTATAATTAAAGAGTAAGCACTGAGGGAGGACAGTATACCTGTCAGTGTATCTTATCTGAAGGTCCCGGAAACGATATGATATTTCCTAATTCTGCAGAATCTAATCCTTCTTGATCTGACATGTATTGTCTAGCTTTTTTCTCTGCCGTCTTTTTAACGTCATCTTCGTTATTGTCACTTGTAAGCCCTTCTAATGAAATAAAATACTCATTAATAAGATCTTTAGATGGAGCAGCTTCAGCCATAATATGTGAACATTGAATTATTTGAAAAGCTTCAGGTTCTAATTGATACATCATATAAGGGCGAAAGGCAAAAAATCTAACCCCGCTTGGATTCATGCTTTCGATAGCATATAGTTTAAGAGCTTTACGAACTACAATAGCGTCTTCTTCTTCGTGAAATTCTACAACTTCACACATGACTTCTTCGCCGCCTGATAATTTAAATTGTCTAAGATCCAATTGGTACCTCAATTATTTTATAATTAAACTCTTCTTTATTATATATTTTTACTCTTTCTTCGCTATGAAGGAGAGCATAGTTCTTTCTTCCTTTAGTATGCAAATCATCCGCTAAGTCAAAAAGTTTAGTAGCCTGTCCATTCTCCGATTTCCGTAATCCTCGCCCAATCGATTGTAATACTTTGATTTGTGATTTTGAGGGACTTGCAAATATAATATTATGCAGATTCCGTATATTGATACCAGTGCTGAAAGTACCAAGACTAGCGACAATGATAGCATTTTTCTGACTCTCTGTAATTTCTCTTATAGCTTCTCGATCAGATGTTGCAACTTCACCAGATACATAAAAAATCTTTCTACCTTCTTCAGCCTTATTATTAATCATATCAAAAAGAGGCTTACCGTGTTTATCGACATAGTTGAATAACACAAGAGTATTTCCATCAGTATCTAAAGCTAAATTTCGAATAAAATTATTACGTTTTTCATTTCGAACAATAAAGTCAATTTCATCTTGATAATTTGCTTTTCCTAAAGACTTACGAATTTCTTCATCATATTTAAGAACAATGATATTTATATCGAGTTTAGCAAGCGTATTACTGTCTTGCAGAGCTTTGGTTGTTGTAACCCTATGGATTTTACCGAACAAGCCTTGTAATACAAGGTGGTGGACTTGGGCGTTGTCCAGAGTGCCAGTTGTACCAATTCTATATTTTGCTTGACTACATTTATTCATAATGTCTGTCAGAGACTTAGATTTAAATCCATGGCACTCATCTCCGATAACCATGCCAAATTGCTCAAACCATTCAGGATCTAGTTTATAAATTGACTGCCACGTAGAAACTACAATATCAGAATCTATGCGGTCTTTGTCTTTACCCGAATAGATTTTATGAATGCCTTTAGCGTTATATCCATAATCAATAAAATCTTTTTCCATCTGCTCAACAAGTGAAGTTGTAGGAACAACTACTAACACTTTATCGGCTTCAGGATAATTAACTTCGTTTGTTAAATATTTAAGCCATATTTGAGCTAAACAGTAGATAATTAAAGATTTACCAGAACCAGTTGGAGATAGTAGTACGCATCTATTTAAATTTAATGCTTTCATTACAGCATCAAATTGGTAATCTCTTATGTCAATTGGCTTGCCACGAGATTGAAGTTTTAGATCTTTAATATATTTAAAAACATCATTTGGGTCTTGCTCGCTTCTGTCTACTAAAGATCCGTAATCAGATGATTCTACTTTTAGAGTATAACTATTTCTTTTACAAAATTCATCAACAAAAGGATAAAGTCCTGCCGGCAATTCTCTTGATGTAGAATTAAATAATCTGATTTTACCATCCCAGATTTTTCGTTTGTACAGTTTCATGTACTTGTAACCAGGAACGAAGAAAGAAAAATATTCACTTAAACCATGAGCAATACCTGCATCGCAATCTACTAAAGCTATACTTTCATTTTTCTTCCATATTGTAATATCACCCGCCACTCTCAAATATTCTCCACTTAATCATATTGCCAATTGTTTGATGTCGCCAAGTAACGTTATTAATAATTTCGTTTAATGTTTCAATAATTGTTTTTAAATATTCTATTTTCTCAACAGAGTGCTGTATTTCCGGATCTGCATCGTAGTAATAATCCATTTCGCCTTTGAGTATCTTAAGCCCATCAAAAGGGTCCGGCTTCCAGCCTTTTTCACCAATTTCACTTTGATCCATTTTGCCATTGTAATAAAGCCACTTGTCCTTAAGCAATATTTTCTGGTTCTGTTCAGCCTTTTTTAGGCGAAGTTTTGTTGTTGAAAGAAGTTCTAAATATTTTGCATGAAGCATGGGAGTTTGTCTAGAAGATTCATCTAAACTAGTTTGACCAATAACACAGTCGCTCGACCACATGTCGAGAATCATTTTTAAATCCATAATATATCCTAAGGTTATTCAATTTCAAAGTATGAGAACCTAAACGAAATGGGGAATGTCATATACTGAACATCTCCAGCCGCGGCTTCAAAAGCAATATCTCCTAATAGAGTGGGCACTGCATCTCTATATATTATCTTCTTCGCTATGTTATTATGGCTAGTCAATATAGAAAGACTAATATCAGCAGTTGAAGGACCCTTTGCTCCGTTCTCTGCCTCTGCAGGTTTTACGTCTGGCGCTTCTACAAATGATTTCAGCCACTCATACATTTCAGTATAAGCTGAAAGGTTTTCATCCATAATAATCATTGCGGTCATTTCACCAAAAACTAGTTTGTCACCAGTAAGAGGGATAGATCCAATTCTTCTATAAGGAACTTCAATAGCTGAAATTTGCATATCTGGGTGTTGTACAGACTGCGCAAAATATTCAACGTTTGGAAAATACTTACGGTTAATGCCTAACTTAAATCCAGTTGGCTGTAAGTAGTTTACATTTGTTGCAAGAGTAGATTCTAGAATTCCAGTTGATATAGTTGGTGTAGCCATAATTAGTGTCCGTTCGTTACGGTGTTATAAAACAACTTGCCAGAGAAATCTGTAGTTTTAGCTATGCTAGGACCAGAGTAACTAAACACCGCCGTACCTGGGCCAGTATCGTTACCGAAAATAGCATATAGTTTATAGTATTGGCCGTTTATTAAATTAAATGTGCCACTTCTTTCTGTCGCGCCATGTCTACCGCCATTTTGTACAACAGCATTATCCAGGTCTTCATTTGCAGGAGGTCCAGCGTCAGGTCCAAGGAAAAGATAACTGGCGTCATCTGAGTTAATAAAGAAAGTAAATTCGCCTGTAGCTGGTGCTAAGAAATAACCAGTCTCAGTATAGGTTGTACTCTCACTAACTGTTCCAGGCCTACTAACGCTAGTAGTAGCACCTTCAGCCGAGATAGTTGCCCCGCCGTTAATAATAACTGAGTCGTACGTAGGTTGGTCATCATAAGGTCCGGAACCTAGTTGTCCGAAGTAATTATTATAAGTTCTCTCATATACACCAGATGCAAGGGTAAGATCACTAACGTCATCAGCGACAACGTCGCCCATCTGTATATTCCTGATCATGGAAACTCCAAGACCAGATCCCATACCCATACTAATAGTCATTTTACCAAAGACCTACTAGGTTAGTTGCAGTAGTTCCGGTCGCATATACTCTAGACGCTCTAACAGGAATAACAGTACCGGCAACCACGCCACTCAACGTTACGGTATCACCTAAAACCGTATCGATTTTGACATTACCTGCTCCACCAATATACAACGATCTAGTAGCATTAGTTAAATCAGTTGTGTCATTAGGTGTGATAGCAGCCGCATTTTCTGCAGGTGACTCAAGATGCGGCGAATAGCTTTTATATTTGTCTGACATTATTTTTCCACTTTACCTTTAAATGTATTTATAATAAAAAAAGGGCCGCCGAAGCGACCCTCTAGTTAGATTTTTCCTATTTGGCTTAAGCCATAATGTTGTCGACTCGGAAAATTCTGTAGTATTGGTTTGATTTCGCAGCAGCAAGACCATTTGCAGGTGTTGCACCGACGAATGGGTTTGAAGCCATGCCGTAGCGAGTTTTGAAACCAATTTTTGGCTGGAAGTTATCTTCACCAACCGCACGAACCATTGTGAGCGGTACGTATGGGCAATAGAAGAGACCAGCGTCATATGGGTTTGTACCCTTATAACCAACAGTCACATAGTCAACAGTTGCATATGGGTCAATATAGACTCTTGTGCGACCGTTAAGAACACCAGCAAATGTGTTGCCTGTGTCATCTACGTTCAAGTTAGTGGACAGCGCTGGAGTGTAATCCAACATACCGGAAGCAGCCAAAGCAGAAGCTACGTCTGAAGAACAGATAATGAAGTTACCTTTTCCTCTACGTGTTTCTTTTGCAATTACGTTTGCTTCACGTTCGATTTGAACGATCAGGCCTTTGAATTTCTCAACAGACCAACGGCCATCTGCATCAGATGACATATCAAAGATACCGTTAACAGCTGTGGAAGCTTGAAGGGCACCAGTTTTGGCTTGCGAGTTGATTGTACGAATTACTTCGCGGTTGATTTCAGCCAAGATTTCAGTTGAAAGAATGTTGGCCAACTCTGTTTCAGCGTCAAGACCGTGAATCGCTTTCAAGTCTTGAGCAAGCTCTAGCGAGTACTCAGCTTTTAGCGCACGTGATTTCGCTGTCACAGTTGCTTTTTCAATGGTGAAACCCATTTGTTCGAAAGCATTGTTTGCGGAATCACCAAGAGTTTCAGCAGAGTCTGTTGTCATACCAATGTTAGCAAGATTGGTCAGACGATCTGAGTCAATTGTGTTTGGTGAGTTAGCATTAGTAACATCCAAACCTGAACCGTCTGCACCAGCAGCCGCAGCAGTTTTTGTACCTGCGTGGCGCGCGTTAGCTTCGTTGAACAGAGCTTCTGTTGAACCAGTTGCACCAGAGTCGTAACGTGATTTCATCGCAAAGATGAGACCAGTTGGGCCGGACATAGGCTGAACGCCAGCAACGTCATATGCCATTAGGTTTGGCATGGAACGACGAACCAATGAGATCAATACTGGATCCCATGTTCCGATTGAACC